AAGGAACTCACTGAGCAACTTGAGGGATTATCCAAGTCGCAGCGTGAGCGTACAGTCAAAGAGGTCCTAGAACAGAAGGGTGTCAATCCAAAGGCACAACGATTAATCCTAAAGGACTTGGATGAAGTTACCGAAGAGTCAGTTAATAACTGGCTTGCAGATAATGGAGACTTGTTTGGATTAACACAGCCAGAGGTAACACAAGAGCAGGAACTAAATCGAGCAGCCTTAAGGCAGCAAGATGTAGTTACTCAACTTGGTTCGACCCCTGACCGAGCAGAAGATTTATTGAGTCGAATTAATAATGCGGCATCTGCAGAAGAACTCAACTCTATTATTTTCTCTCAACAATAATTTACATAGTAATTTCACAACTCACCTAGGAGGTGAACAACAATGGCTAATGCATATACATCCTCTACTGGCAATCTCGCTGGTACCGCTGGTGCTGCAGGTCTCGTCCAAAAGGCGTATGACCGACTATTAGACTTTGCGTTGCGTTCAGAACCCCTAATTCGTAGTGTCGCAGATAAGAAGCCCACTAAGTTAGCAAACCCTGGCTCAACCGTAGTTCTACAACTATACGCAGATTTGTCTGAACAGACAACTGCTCTGACAGAATCAACTGAGCGTGACTCAGTACAGATTGCTGCTCCAACATCAGTTACTATTACTCTTGCTGAGTACGGTAACTCTGTCCTTGTTACACGTGCTTTGGAACTATTCAGCCTTGCTGACGTAGACCCAGCAATTGCTAACATCATCGCTTTCAACCTTGCAGGTTCAATTGATACAGTTGCACAGACTGAACTTCGTGGTGGCACAAACGTCATCTACGGTGGTACACGTACTAACACAGTAACAATTGCTGCTACAGATACAATCACTTCTGCTAACATCCGTAAGGCTGTTGCTAAGTTGCGTTCAGGTCTGTCAGTACCTCGTAAGGGTTCAATGTACTGGTGTGGTATTCACCCAGAAGTTTCACACGACCTTCGTGCTGAGACTGGTGCTGGTGGATGGCGTTTGCCTCACGAGTACAACTCAAATGAAAACATTTGGGCTGGAGAAATTGGTTCATATGAAGGAGCCTACTTCGTAGAGTCTGCTCGTATGTACAACGATACTGACGGTGCTTCAAGCGCCAAGGTATACCGCACAATTCTTGCTGGTAAGGAAGCAATGGCTGAAGCCGTTGCTGAAGAGCCACATGTAGTTATCGGTCCAGTCATTGACCAGTTAATGCGTTTCCGCCCAATGGGTTGGTACGGCGTACTAGGCTTCAAGCGTTACCGCGAAGCAGCCTTGTATCGTATTCTTAACGGCTCATCAGTCGCATAATTGATTGACTGAGGGGCAGGGGAAACCCTGCCTCTTGGTAAATTCATTAGGGAGAACAATGGCAACGTACACACTCGTAACACCAACCTTGGAACAAGGACACATTGGTATGCACCGTTTGTTCACACACTTTAAACAACGCACAAAGAGTTATACTATCATCTTAGATGCTGGTGTTTACTCGCTTATACAGTATCCAACCGAAGATGAGTTAGCAACTTACACTGCTTACTATATGGGTGGATGTCAACATACTGGAATTAGTGATGCTATTAGAACAGCAATGATTGCTGACGGCATTGTAACTTCAGCCAACTTTACGGTGGAATAATGGGACTACATCAAAGACAGACACATCCAGAATATGTAGAAAGTTGCTTTGGATGCAAGATACAACTTCTAGAATTATCTACTGGCGATGCCAGAGGTGATGTAATAGCAAGCGGCACCACCCAGAAGAAATGGAACAATGAACTTGAGGCCTACCGTAGTGCTAGGGCGCAGGGTATCCAACCTAATGGGACAAAGATAAAACAAATACAGGCAGCACACGAAGCATCTGAAAAGATAGGTGCAGCCTATGACGGTAACACAATGATACAAGCAAAGAAGATAGACAAACCAACAGCCACAGTAATGCGAGAACTCAAGGAAGCAGGAATACAATAATGCCAAAAGTCGGAAAAATGACATTCCCATACACAGCAGCAGGCGAGATGGCTGCAAAGAAAACAGCAAAGAAGACTGGTAAGAAAGTAGTTAAGAAGCCTATGAAGAAGATGGGCAAGAAGAAGTAATGGCTACTCCTAAAAAAACCCCACCAGTTAAATTAACAGGTTCTTTAGCAAAAGTGCTTAAGCCTATTAAGGCTCCACCAATGACTCCACAAGATGCAGCAATGCTAAAAATCTTGCAAAAAAAATATGGCAAGAACGTTTACAAGCCCAAGGGATAATAAATTAAGGTAGGGGACAATGGCTAAACAAAAGAAAGAAACCTTAGCAGTCGCTTGGTGCGACAATGGTATGGTAGATGGAAAGTTTATGGAAGGTGTTGTAGATACCCTCATAAACTCAGGCGTAGAGTTTTGTGGGTCACTACGTGCCCACGGTAATCAGATAGCACAACAGCGAGAGATGTTAGTCAATCGCTGGTATGACAATAATAAATCTGATTGGCTACTCTGGCTTGACTCAGACATTATGATTACTCCAGAGAAGTTCCTTAAACTGTGGAATCGTAGAGATGCCGTAGATATCCCACTGCTTACTGGTGTTTACTTTACAAGTAATGAACCAGAGCAACCGTTGATGAAGCCACTAGCAACTGTCTATGAGTTTGCTGAGGCAGAGTTTGGTATTGGGATTAGACGACTAGACCCACTACCTAAGAATGCCTTTATAAAAGTAAGTGCTGCAGGTATGGGCTTTTGCCTTATGCACCGCAGTGTAATAACAAGAATCAAGGAAGCATTACCAGGAGTTCCATTCTTCACAGAAGTGGGTGCTAACAAGCAGTTCACTGGTGAGGACATCTACTTCTTTGCAGTAGTAAACAAAGCAGAGATTCCTCTGTGGTGTGATACCGCTGCAACTGTAGGACATATGAAGCGATTCAATATGGACGAGAACTACTATGATGCTTTTGGTAGAGGTAAAGGTTATGCAGACTAAATATCCTAACTGGTTTGAGATGACTGCAAAAGAAAACTTTGAGTCACAACTGATGCCACTTGCTGGAAAGTTTGGTCTTAGGTTCTTACAGATTGGTGCCTTTACAGGCGATGCAACTGTATGGCTGGTAGATAACGTACTTGTTACAAAAAACTCTGTGCTAGAAGATGTAGACATCTGGACTGGCTCAGATGAAGAAGAACATAAAGATATGAATTGGCTAGACGTTGAGCGTGTATACGATTCACGGATTGCCTTTCGGCCTAATGTGATTAAGTACAAGATGGATAGTAAAGAGTTCCTCCGCTCCATTGAAGAACCAACTTATGACTTCATCTACATTGATGGAGACCATACCGCAGAAGGTGTACTACAAGATGCCGTGCTTGCTTGGAGATTACTCAAGCCAGGTGGGATTATGGCATTTGATGACTACCTATGGGAAGACCCTAGAGGTGTTGAGTTCCAGCCAGGCTGGTCAATAGATACCTTTGTAGGGGCAGTTAAGGACGAATCAGAAGTTTTATTATCTAACTCTCAAGTATGGCTAAGGAAAAATAATGACAGCAGCCTGGACACGTAAAGAAGGCAAGAACCCTGCTGGTGGGCTTAATGCTAAAGGCAGAGCATCTTATAAGGGTGGCACTCTCAAAGCCCCTGTAAAGGCTGGAGACAACCCACGTAGGGCATCTTTTCTAGCCCGTATGGGTGGAATGCCAGGACCAGAACGCAAGCCTGACGGCTCGCCAACAAGATTGCTTCTATCGCTCAATGCATGGGGAGCAAGTTCTAAGGCTGATGCCAAGCGTAAGGCTGCAGCAATCTCAAAAAGAAACAAGGCTAAGAAATGAAAAAGAAATCTACAGTCAATGCGGCTGGTAATTATACCAAGCCAGCAATGCGTGCTTCTTTATTCAAGAAAATTAAGGCTGGCTCTAAGGGTGGAGACCCTGGTGAATGGTCTGCTCGTAAGGCTCAACTGCTTGCTGTTCAGTACAAGAAGGCAGGCGGAGGTTACAAGTAATGCCAATGGCTAAATCTCAGAAGTCTTTAAAAGACTGGACTGCACAAAAGTGGAAGACCTCTGATGGCAAGCCATCAAAAGGCAAGAAGAGATATTTGCCTGCTGCTGCTTGGGCTTCTTTAAGCGCTGCAGAAAAAGCAGCAACTAATAAAGCCAAGGCTACGGGCAATGCCAAAGGTAAACAATTTGTAAAGCAACCCAAATCAATTGCAAAGAAAACGGCGGGGTATAGATAATGGCACTAGGCAAAGAAGGTAGCAGTCTTACTGCAGAACTCAATCGCCTTGCTGGTACAACTGGCAAAGCAGACCAAGGTGCGGCAAACACTTATGCTAGTACTTCTGGTTTAGGTGTAAATGCAGCCCTTAACATTAAGGCTGATGCTTCACGTCAACCTTCTGCATACAAGGGTCTTAATGCTATTTGCAATGAACTTGCCTCTACTACTGGTAAGTCGGCAGTTGCAGCCCTAAGGAGCATAAACGTATAATGGCTACATTATTAGATATGATTGATGAAGTGTCAATGAACCTTTCAGGTTACACACTTCAACAGGACCGTGCTACTCACATTACCGCAGATGTTGCTGCAACTGCTTCAACTATTGCTGCACCAATTAGTCTATCTCTTGCATCTACCGATAGTGTAGGCAAGGGTATTGTTGAGATTGACGAAGAACTATTTTACGTAGATAACTATGACCGAGTTGGTAACACTGCAACTATTGCTCCTTATGGTCGAGCATATCTAGGTACTACTCTTGCTGCACACACGGCAGGCACCAAGGTTACTATTGCACCTACCTTCCCACGCTTTACAATTAAGCGAGCAATCAACGATACTATCAGCGCAATTGGTTCATCTATCTTTGCAGCCAATACAACTACAATTACATCTAACTCTGCAGTCTCAGCCTTTAGGTTGCCTGCTGTTGGCACTACCCTAAACATTCGTAACATTCTTGCTATTGCATATCAAGCCTTAGGCTCAAGCAAGGAATGGATTCCTATTCGTAGTTATCGCTTCGATGGTAATGCCAACTCAACTGCATTTACTAGCGGTCAGACTGTATCTATCTATGACTACATCCCTTCGGGACGTAGCGTTCAAGTTGTGTATGCAACTGACCCAGTTCCATTTACTAGCAATACAGAAAACTTTGCAACACAAACTGGATTGCCTGAGTCTTGTAAAGACCTAATCATTCTTGGTGCTACCTATCGCTTGCTATCTAACCTTGACCCAGCACGTGCTTCAATGGTTAGCCCACAGGCAGATGAGACAGATTCCAAGCGTCCATACGGTTCATCTCAATCTCTTACTAAGCAAGTTTACGCTTTGTTTAATCAACGATTAAATGAAGAAGTTAAGAGTCAGCAAGAAAAATATCCTATCCGTGTCCACTACTCCCTTTGATAGGCAGATAAATGACAACTAGAAAATACTCGTCCAGAGCACAACAGACCACACTCAGTAGCGGAATCACCTCTGGTGATACAACTATGACTGTAGGTTCTGGTGCTAACCTTATGGGTGGTAAGACACCCGCAGTAGGTGAAACATATACAGTTGTCATTGACCCTGATACGGCCCTTGAAGAAATTGTAGATGTCAGTAACTACGCATCAGGTAACACACTTACTATTGCCAGAGGCATTGACGGCTCTACTGGTGTAGCCCACTCTGCTGGTGCCATCGTCCGACATATGGTTATTGGTCGTGACCTAAGTGAATCTAATACACACATTGAAGCAACCACTGGACACGGTGCAACAGGTGCTGTAGTTGGTACAACTAACACACAGACTCTAACTAACAAGACAATTGATACTGCAAGCAATACGATTACTGGTGCAGTCACTCTTACTGGAACTCAGACATTAACTAATAAGACTTTAACTAGCCCTACCCTTACTACTCCAGCCTTAGGCACACCAGCATCTGGAACTCTAACTAATACTACTGGTTTTCCTACAGCAAACTTGGCTGGCTTAGGCACTGGCGTAGCCACATTCCTTGCTACTCCTTCTAGCGCAAATCTTGCTGCTGCTTTAACAGATGAAACTGGTAGCGGAGCAAATGTATTTGGTACTAGCCCAACAATTTCTAGCCCAACCATTACTGGTACTGGCGCTATTGCAGGTACATTTACAGGTGATATTACAGGTAACGTAACTGGTAATGTAAGCGGAACCTCAGGTTCTACAACAGGTAATGCTGCTACAGCAACAGCCCTTGCCACTGCTCGTACATTCCAGTTAACTGGTGATGTAGAAGCAAGCGGAGTTACCTTTGATGGTACTGGCAATGTAAGCCTAACAACAGTCATTGGTACTGGGGCTATTGTCAATGCTGATGTTAATGCTTCTGCTCAGGTTGCTTACAGCAAGTTAAACCTTACTAATACAATCGTAGATGCAGACGTTAATGCATCTGCTGCAATTGCTTGGACAAAGATTGCTCCATCATCAACAGTATCTGCAACTGAACTTGGATACCTAGACGGTGTTACATCTGCACTCCAGACTCAACTAGATGCTAAGTTAGAAACTGCTACAGCAGCAAGTACATACGCTCCGTTGGCAAGTCCAGCGTTGACTGGTGTACCTACTGCCCCAACAGCAGCAGCAAACACTAATACAACTCAGGTTGCTACTACTGCTTATGTGCAAACAGAGATTACAGACCTTATCGCTGCAGCACCTGGTGCTCTTGATACTCTTAATGAGTTGGCAACTGCCCTTGGTAATGATGCAGCGTTTTCGACTACTGTTACTAACAGCCTAGCAACTAAGTTGCCACTTGCGGGTGGCACTATGTCTGGTGCTATTGCAATGGGAACTAATAAGATTACAGGTGCAGGCGACCCTACATCGGCTCAAGATGTTGCAACTAAAAACTATGTTGATACAGCATCTATTGCTCCTAGCAACTTAACTGGTCCAATAACATCAGTAGGTCCTGCAACTAGTGTTGCTGCTCAGACTGGTACTGGTTCAACCTTTGTAATGAACACTAGCCCAACACTAGTTACTCCAGACTTAGGTGTAGCCACTGCTACTAGCATTAACTCAACAGTAATTCCAACGTCAAAGACTTTGGTTGCAACTGACTCAACTCAGTATGTTGTTCCTTCTCAGACATCTAACTCTGGCAAGTATCTGACTACTAACGGAACAGTATCATCTTGGGCTGCGGTAGATTCACTACCTTCACAGACTGGTAATGCTGGTGAGTTCCTCACAACAGATGGAACAACAGCATCTTGGGCAGTAGTTGCTGGTTCTCTTGCACAACCAACTGAACCAACATCACCTAATGATGGACAAATCTGGGTAGATACAGATGGCACTGCACCAACTACAGTAGTAACTCGTTGGTCTAAAGCACCTACTGCTGGTACAACAACTCTTACTGGT